CGCGACGGGAGTCCATGCGCCGATCGAAGGCACGTTCTGGCAGAATACTTCCGTACCCCCCGAGAGCGCACAGACTTGGATCGTGGTGAGCGAGGTCTTGACCCAGCACGACGCCTGCATGTTGACCGTGTTCGTTTGGATCGCCGGAATGAGCGACTCCGCGATATCCCCCGTCGAGGAGGAGAAGGTCAGCTGCTCGGATTGAACCCCGTCGATGAAGTTCGTCGCGTCCTTCGCGCCCGATGCCGTCGTGACGGTCCATCCGTAGGCTGAGGTCGGGAAGTCGAAGCTCCCGTTTTGGAGGACGTTGTGGAATCCGTTCAGGACGTTTCCGGAGACGATCGTCCCTTTGGATGCGAAAGCCTGGGTTGAAATCAGGAATGCGAGTAGTAGAGCGATTCGTTTCATCTTAGTTTCTCCTCGAGATCTCAACCCAGTTCGTTCCATCCGCCTGGTAGGTGATCGCGCTGTTTTGCCTTAAAAGCATGGGCCCGTTCTGGGAGACCCCGTTTCCGTCGTTGATCGTGAGCGTGTTGGTGTCGGACTCGCCGATCAGCGTGACTTCCTGACCGACCACTGCGCCCGTCGTGATCGCCGGATTCGCCGTGATCGTGACCGCGCCGCCTGAACCTTGGACGAAGATTGTCTGAAAGGGGATCGTGGTGTTTGCCGTGACGCCGCCTGCGGCCGTGATGTTGTTTGGGGAGCCCGGGTTTCCGGAGGTCACCCGGATCCGCGCCAAAGGAAGGGCGCCCGTCGAGATGTTCGTCGCGTTCGTCGCATCGGTCGCGCAGGAAGCAGCGGCATCGGAAAGGTCTGTGCAGGCGGGCTGGGCGCCCGCAGGGATGCCCGACGTTGAGATCGCTGTCAGATATTGATGAGTGACCGCGGTGTGGGACTGGACTCCACCCAGAGTTGACCCAGTGGGATTCGGGAGCTGCGCTGCCGGGAGCGTGCCGGTCGTTATGTTCGAAGCGTCCGTCGTGTCCACGCTACAAGATGCCGCCACATCCGATAGATCCCCGCAGGCGGGCTGGGCTTTCGAGGGGACCCCCGAGGTCGAGATCTGGGTCAGAAAATTATGCGAAGCCCCCGCGATCGATTCTACCCCGCCAAGAGACCCCGAGGATGGGTTCGGCAGGTCCGCCCCCACGAGGGCACGAAAAGTCGGCTCGGCGTCCGACCCGGTGGTCGGTCCCGCAAGAACCGTATTCTTGGCTTGAGTCGCGAGCGTGAATGTCAGATCCCCCGAACTTGTCACCGGAGACCCGCTGATCGAATAGATCGGCGTCGTGCTCCCATCGGCCAGCCCCACACTGGTCACCGAACCGGCGGCACAAGGGCTCCAGGAGGAGTTCGATGCATCCGTGGATAAACATTCCCCCGAATGGCCCGTCTGGCTTGGCAAGAGCGCGTTCAGCGCATCATTCGCCGTGTTCTGCCCAGTACCGCCTTGACTGATCGCGAGCGTCCCCGACACGTCGGTGAACGCGGGTTGAGAAGCGTGCGGCGTTCCGTTGGTCGCAATCGAATCCAGCCATTCATGGGAGGTCGCACCTAAAGATTTCACGCCGCCCAGAGTGGATGCCCCCGGGCTTGGGAGATCCGCGCCGATCAGGTTTCGAAACGAGGGCACTCCGCTCGAGCCGTTCGAAGGGGATGCCCACACGGTATTCCCGCTTTGCGCGGCTTTCGAAATGGCGAGCGTCCCGGAGGTGGTAATCGGGGATCCGGATACCGAGAACTCAGCAGGAGTCGTCAGCGCAACGCTGGTCACAGTTCCGGATCCCCCTCCCCCGCTACACGTCACCCATTCGGTCGCCGTGCCGTCCGAGGACAGGCAATCCCCCGAGTGCCCGGTCTGATCGGGGATCAGGGTCAGAAACTCAGTCTGAAGCGAAGGGAGGTTGACGATGTCACTGAGGTGGAGCCTTTTTGTCGTGTTTGCGAGCGAGTCCACATAGGGAAACGAATCGTTCGAGTTCGTCGTCGCCGCCGATCCCAAGGGGAGCTGCGAGATCTTCACGTCGGCCTGAACCGAGATCGAGAGAAGAATTCCAAAGAGGGCGATCCATTTTTTCATCTCATGTCTCCTCATGCCGAAATAAACTTTTGCACGTAGCGCGAAATATGCGCATCCGTTGCGCTGTTGGGCAAAGTAACAAATAGTCCTACCTGTGCTGACCACGTGATCGCGACTTGGTTATCGGCAATGCCGGTGCTGAGATCGGTCCATGTAATCCCGTCAAAAGAATAAATGATGTGAGTTGCCGTGCTGACCGCAGCGACCGCGACAAACATCCCTGTCTCAGGAGACCAGACGATCTGATAAATAGCATCGAGGCCGGTTGGCGCTGTTTGAGTGGTCCAAGTAGACCCGTCATAAGAGGTCATGATTCCCACGTCAAAAGCGGTTGCAACGAACTGTCTTTGATCTTCGCTCCAACAAACACTCGTCCACTGCTTTGCCGCAGCGGCGGGTTTCGGCGTCCAGGTAGTGCCGTCCGACGATGTCATCACTCGATTTGTCCCGTCCGAAGATACCGCCACGAAAAGCTGAAGAGACGGACTCCAGCAGACGCTGCCCCAAATGTTCGTCGCTGCAGCGGTTCGGGAAGTCCAAGCGATACCATCAGGCGATGTCATCACCGCACCGTCGTCAGATACCGCAACCAAAAGCGCAATCTCTGGCGCCCAGCAAACCGATGACCACCCCTTTGCGGCTGCCGCGGTTCTTCCGGTCCACGTGGTTCCATCCGGAGAGGTCATCACAGTAGAGGTAGATGCGTTATTATTCGCAACGGCGACGAAAAGCCCTAACTCAGGAGCCCAGACCACGGAGGACCAATCAGCATTGGATGACGCCGTTCTTTGGGTCCACGTTTTCCCATCAGGCGATGTTGCAATATTTACTGAGACATCATTTGCTACGGCGACAAAAAGGCTTTTTTCATTGCTCCAAACAACAGAATTCCAAATCCCACTTCCCGGAAGCGTCTCCGAAGTCCATCCGGACACTATCCGTTCAGCGAGCGCCTGGGTGATTTGAGGGTTGAATCCCCCGGTGATGATCGGCTTCCAAAAACCGGGATTGTTCAATGCGGCGGCGCTTTGGCCGTCCACTAGGGCGATAAACAAATTCCCTGCCCCGTCTTGCGCAAGCGATCCCTTGTAATAGGTCGTGCCCGAGTCGTACTCCGGAACCCCGGCTTGCATGAGGTAGGCAAGCTGGTAGGCATACAGGAAACAAAGCGAGTTCATGTCCTGAATCGTGGGGCTGTTCGCACCCACTACCGCGCCATACCATCCGGTGAGATAGTTGCTGAGCATCTGGACAATCGTCGGAGTGATCGTGGATCCGGAATAGAACTGGGGATCTCCTGCCGCCAAGCTCCCGAACTCGAGCATTTGGTTTGCTCCCGCTCCGGATCCGAAAATCAATTGAGTGTATCGTGATAGTCTTCCCATAGTTCACCCCAGCGCGAGTGGATCCCCGCTTTCAGTGGTCAGTATATCGCCTGATTCCGTGATTAAAATCTGTTGGAAATGAGGACCGATGGCATATCGGGCATCCATCCATGGCCAATCCATTTGATAATCTGCCGCATCGTTAAACGGCGTCGCGTTCGCTTGGATCTCATGCGTGAGCTCGTAAAGTCGGGCGTCCGTCATCCCGAAGAAATCGGTGATCACCGGAGCGTAAATCACCGTAGCGAGAGACACACCCATGGGCTTTGGCAGAAGCCCCTCGGTCACCACAAGCTGTGCAAGGTCCTGACTCCCAATCGTCGAGCTGATCAGATAGCTCATCTGCATATTCTGGTAGTCGAACACGAGAATTTCATCGGGAAAAAATTCCGCGAGAAGATTCTGAATCGTAGCGAGCGAAGAGCCCGCGCTGTTGGTCAGGATCGCGATCTGGATTAGGGTCAGGAAATCCGAATCATCCAGAACAATCGGTCCCGAGAACCCGTTGCCGGATCGAATTACGCCCGCGTACTTTCCGAGGGTATCGAGCTGCTTTCCAATCGCCGTTCCGGTTCCATCGATCAGATTGAAAGCGTTTTGGACAGCGACGGGGAGCTGGTCCATGACAATGGGATCCACCAGCGCGGAGATCGTCGCATAAGCTTTCGGCTGCCCCCGATATTGGAGAATCAGCAGGTTGGCATAGTATGCGATGATTTCCGCGTTCGTCATGTCACCGCCGCCTGGGCTGTCGCCGTATTCGCGAGAGAGTCCGTGACTTCGATCGTGTCAGTGACATCTGGTGTGGTTCCGGCGGTGTAAACGCCGGTCGAGCTATTGATCGATCCGCCGCTGTTATTGACCGAGATCGAGTAAGTCAGGGTTCCAAATCCACCGAGACCTGTGAATTGCTGGGTCGCGCTCGTCGGCACGCTGACCGTGGTTGGAGATAAGATCATCGGAGTGATAATGATGTTTTCTGAAGTGACTGAGAACTGCTTGTTTTTCGCAGAAGGAGTCAGCGTATTCGTGTAGCTCCCTCCCGATGTAGTCGAGAATCCTGCGACTGTGACGAGGCAGTTCGGATCGATCTGCTGAACGTAGGTCGCCAGCTGATTGATATTCACCTCGGCGGCTACGCCGGGAACGAAGAGAGTGGGAAGTCCCGCGCGAATTGCGGCGAGATCCGGCGGAGTCGTTCCGTTGATTGAGGTCGCGGTGAACTTGATGAAAAGATTTTCAGATTCGACATCATCCCATGAAACGATGAACTGGGTCCCATCGGCCTGGGTAATCGCATACGTCTGGGTTCCGAACATCCCGCACCCGGCGTTTCGCTTGTCATAGATCGCCTGGGCAATGTTCGCGGCCGTCGCGGTTCCGGATGTGATGACCCAAATCGAATGACCCGGAACGCCGTTTCCGTCGGTGCTCGCGGTATCGTTTTCGTAAACGAACGCCGCCTCCATTCCGGGGATGTTCTCGAGTGCCGCTAAGAGACCTGCCAAATAACCTTGGGACGAAAGGGAAACCGACTTCTGGCGGCGGACCTTAAGCTGAGCGTCTGACTCCTCATTCACTCCGACCGTACTGGGCGCCGATGCGTTACTGATTGAAGTGACTCCCAGGACGATCGTGACCGGGACCGTGATCGTACCGAGCGAGGACTGGACCGCTCCCGGGTCCGCTGCCTGAAAGTTGAGCGCCGACCCTCCTGATCCGGGGTTGAATCCCAGGGATGTCACCTGAAGCTGGTACTGGTTCCCCGCCTGGTCCGCGACCGTGAAAACCGGCTGGTCGGATTGATCGAGCCCATAAAGATTCACGGGCTGGGAGGTGCCGATCACGATAGGTTGGATCGTGAAAGTGCCGCCTTGGCGCTGAATCCCATTGATCGCGACCCGCTGGTCAAGGACCGCCCCGATCGCGTTATCCGGATCAAACATATTGTAGACCTGGACGAGGAGATCCTCGAGGTCCAAGATATCCTGGATGATGATCCCGATCATCTGGCCATCGGGGGTGTCTGAATCGAGATCAATATCGGCGCCGTAGATGGCCTGGAATGCGGCGGTGTATTTAGCCACGAGCTCATCGCGACTGGCTACGTGGATGCCTTGTGCGTCGATTGAATTCGGCATCAGTCCGACCCTCCCAGATCATATTGAAAAACATCCGAAAGCACCGAGTACGTGGTTTGAACCCGGTATTGAATCGTGATCCGGCGAGCGGTGCTGACGTTGATCGCGACCTGAAGAATCCCCGTGACGTTCGCGGTATTCAAGATCACGGCGTTAATGGCGAGATTAAGCGCAACCTGGTTCTTGCTCCCCATGAGATTGAACCAGTCGATCCCCGCTCCCTGGTCAAAGAAACAGTCTCCGAGAAACGAGCTGAGTCGCGTCTGGATGTTCTGCGCGACCGCGGCTTGCCCGGTCTTGTAATTGGACAACCCCTGCCCGAAAGTCCAGTCCCCTGTTGCGGTAAGCGCCCTAACCCTACTCAAGGAGACCTCCCGGCGAAGGCGATGGGGAAATCGGGGTGACAGTGCAAATCCCGCCGCCCGGCGGCGCAGTGATTACCAAGGCGTTGATCGCCGTAATTAGTCCGTTGATCACCGCGAGAAGCGTTGTCGTATCGTTTGCGATCTTAATCTTGCTCGAGCTAACCCCGACCATAGCATCGGCATTTCGAAGAACCGCGCGGCTGGAGTCATAGTCGCTCAACACGTTCCCAAGCGACCGGAGTCCAACCAGGATCAGACCGTCCGAAAATGAGTGGAGCCTTGGGGTAGCTACCTGTGCTCCGGGAGTGCCATTGAACCAATTGTTCATATCCCGATCGTTAAATAGGACGAGGCACTCATCTCCCTTTGCGATCGGGAAGGTCAGCGATGCAGAGCCGCCCCCTAAGACGATGACCGGGCAGTCGACCAGGATTGGATAGCTAACCGGAACCGACTGATAAGACTGCGAACCCTGATTGTATTGAAAGAACGTCTGGGAATAATTGATCGTGGCCGTCGCAGTTTGATGTTCGGTATTGAAATCTTGAACAGTCACCAC